ATTATACTTAAAACCTATAGCCATGCAAAAAGCCGTAAAGATCGTAGAAATCAAGGATACTAAAAATCCTGATTGGAAACAAGTCGTATTCACTACTGTAACATCAGATAGTGGATTAACTGGAATCATAGCACGAGCAGAGTTTTCTTCTGCCACTGCCTATGAACCTGTAGCTACTGCGTCAGCATCATTGCTGGAAGTAGGACAGGAATTCCCAGGGTATACTGTTGAGAAACACAGTAGCGATGAGCCGTTCTATGTTGGACAACAGAAGTTCGACAAGACAGGTAAGTACCACCAATCTAAGGTAGTACCTGCGTAACACTGGATACCCTTCGGGGTTTCTTTTTGTTGCAACATTTATTAAAGTGCACTATTTACTAAAGTGCTAAGTACATAAACTCCACTAAACGTGAGAGTTACAACGTGTTCCAGTAACAACACGCACATAATCACACCTTTTATCACTTAAACCTTTTGTATAACATTATAAATATAGCTAATTATGGAAAATAGCACATTTATCGACACACTAATGGCTGCATGTTTATTCATACTTGCAGTGTTCACAGTAATACTATTTGTAGTAAGTAACAAACTAATACTAATTGCATGCTTACCAGTATTATTCTACGGAATATACTTATTACTAAACAAATAAAGTAGAACTAACCTATACATAAACTGCCCGTTTAACGTATAATATAAACTCTACTTTACACCGAGTGTATGGTATTAACATAGGTTCGACTCCTATGCACTCACTAAATTATTAATCACTTAAACATTAAACACATGCGCAAGTATAAACTTATACCAAACAAACAAGGAGTGTTAGAACTTGATCCGTCATGTCCTAGTGTTCCAACAACAATTGATGTACCTACAATAGAAGCTGTACAAACATTAGATTGCAGTGATCAACCTAAAGCTTACTATGCAATAGCAGAGCATCCAAAACAAGTACTTGAACTATTATCAAGAGCTAACTATTGGATAGGGTTTAAAGAAAGACACATTAACACAACCTCTCCATCATTCTTAGCTATTGATGGCTATGAAGAGTGGACTAAAATATCAAAGAAAGATGCCTAAGAAAAAGAAATATCACCTCAAACTAGCTGAAGGAGAATTCATTTTTGAGGACGAAGAGTACTACAAACTATGTATGGAGCTAGGCAGATTAAACTTTAATCTACGTATAAAACTTTGCGACAAAGACACAGAAGTACTAGAAATATCAATCTAATTAGCTTGCATGGCTAATAAAAGAAGAGAGAGCACTAGAGAGGTAACCTATTACACTACCCTGCTCTCTCTTTTTACTTAACAAGTTTACACACAATCAATCAATTTATTAATTAATCAACAGTTATCCCAAGATGGAAACAAACACAAACACAACAGCAGCTCCCGTAATGGTTGAGCAAATCTTATCAACTCGTAACCCTGAAATTTTTCAGTTAATGCTACGCCAAGAGGTAGAAAAGCCTGCGGCAGCAAATCCGCTTGGATTCTTCTTAGAAGGATACCCAGGAGTAGGAGATGGCATTGAACGTCGAGTATCTTATCAATCTGTATCAAAGCATGTTATGGAAAAATACAACATCACTGAAGGTGTTGACTTTTCTATTGCTATTGGTAAAGCATGTAAACTACTTGTAACAGAAACATTCAAGCAAGAAACATGGACTAATTCAGATGGTACTGCAGGTGCACAAAACCCTAAAGTTAATCCTTCTACAGCAGAATCATTAACTCAAGGTGGTAAACCAATTTACCGTAATTGTACTGTTACATTTGACTTAGCTACAGAAGACACATTTATTGCCCATGACAAGGCAGGTGTGGCACAGGCTTCGCCATTTGTGAGCACAGTAGATGACTTAACAGTCTAAATTATTAAGAGAGAGTCATAATGGCTCTCTCTATTTCTAACTTATTAAACTAAACCATATTATGGAAACAATTTTTATAGCTTGCGTAAGCATAGCATTATTTTGTTCAGTATTCTCTATTGTCTTAACACTCATACTTAAAAATGAATTAGGTAGAACAAACAACGAAATATTAGAGTGTGCTACAAGAACACATCTACTTAAATTAGAGATAAGCACATTAGAAACTAAGCTTAATCCTCCTAAAAAACGTAGAGGTAGACCAAGAAAAAATGTACAACCTAAAGTAGTTCATAGCCTTGGAGAGCTCTAAAGAATTTATAACTCGCATGATGCTCATGATCAACGAATTACCAGAAGAAAAGAAGCGTGATCAATACGCGCTTCTTTCTTTATTAAGCTTTCAACTTAAAGGTAGAGATAGAGAAATAATGCGTACTTTTGTACGTAGAACACTCCATTCCGTTGAAGAAAGTCCAAACATGCCTAGAAGATTTAAAGATGAAGTCAGAAAGAAAATTAGAGGTGTCTGCAAATCAGCTGAATATACTTTTGCGCTTCCACAGATTGACAAAAAAGCGTTGGAAGAAATATTGGGCGAGTAGGCAGATTAATAAAATTCTTAAACTACTAAACAAATAGGTATGATAAACTTTATAGGTAATCCTAGACTTTTGAAATGCTGCGCAACAAGTACAGATTTACAACTTGCAGTGAACTACTGTAAAGACAAAAAAATACTTGCAGTAGATACAGAGACTACAGGGTTAAATCATACTGAAGATAAAATGATAATGTTACAAATAGGTGATCAAGATGCACAATTTGTAATAGACACTCGTTATGTAGACATCAGTCCCTTGAGAATGATACTTGAGAGTAATAGCATAGTAAAGATTTTACACAATGTAAAGTTTGACTACAAGTTCATTATGAACTATAACATCAGACTTAATAATGTGTGGGATACTATGCTAACTTCTCAAGTTATTAATTGTGGTAAACAGATGTCTCACAGTCTTAACAATGTATTGTCAAGAGAGCTTGAAATACAAATAGATAAGAGTGTTAGATCTAATTTTATTGGTAAAAGTAGTGTAGAGTTTACAGACTCAGAAATACTATATGGTGCAAAAGATGTAGAATATCTTGTACAACTGTATGATAAACAGCATGATAGAGCAACAGCTTTAGAATTGCTTAATACAGTGGCACTAGAAAACAATGCAGCTTTAGCATTTGCTGACATTGAGTATAATGGTATTGGCTTAGACATATCTAACTGGAATAAGCTTGCGGAAAAAGCAAAGCAAGAAGTAATCAACATGCAAGACTCACTAGATGAGTTTATAGAAAATAATACAAAGCTTTATAACTTTGTAGATTCTCAAGTGCAAGGTGATTTATTTATACCAGTTGAAGATATACGTAAGGTAAATGTTAAATGGAGTTCACCAAAACAAGTGTTAGATGTGTTTACAACATACGGTCTAGATGTAGAAGATGTAAATGCAAAGAATTTACATGTACACAGTAAAGACAAGTTTGTTAAAACGTACATAAAATACAAAGAGCAGGCAAAGCTTGCCACTAGTTATGGTGAAAAGTTCTTAGAGAATGTAGATAACGACGGTAGAATCCGTACGGGCTTTAAACAAATACTAAATACAGGTAGAGTTGCATCAGGAAAACCGAATATGCAACAGATACCTGCAGATAATGATTATCGTAATTGCTTTATCAGTGGTTATGATGATTGGGTATTTGTATCAGGCGACTACAGTTCACAAGAACTATGTATTATAGCCACAGGGAGTAAAGATCCAGTGTGGCTTAAAGCGCTAGAGAATGGAGAAGACCTTCATAGCGTGTGTGCAGAACTAGTGTATGGACAAGAGTGGAAAAATGCAGCAGAACCTGATTGTGCTTACATGCAATCAAAATCTAAATGTAATTGTCCAGAACACAAGAGATTGCGCTCAAATGTAAAGAGTATTAACTTCGGTTTAGCCTATGGTATGGGCCCACACAAACTAGCTGACACATTACTTATCAGTATTAAAGAAGCAGAAAGATTAATTACGAAATACTTTAAAGCATTTCCGTCTATTAAAAACTTTCTAGAGTCTCTTGGTACATACGGTAAGCTTAACGGACATATTAAAACATATGCACCGTATAGACGTATCAGATGGTTCGAAGATTGGAAAGGTATAAATACAGACAATGCTGTAATGAGTAAGATAGAGCGTGCTAGCAAAAACACACCAATACAAGGTAGTGGCGCTGACATGTGTAAGTCTGCACTTATTATGGTAAGAGACTTTATATACAAGAACAATCTGCCTGTTAAAATAGTAATGACAGTTCATGATCAAATCGACACTATTGTACATCAATCATATGCAGATATGTGGTGTAAACAACTTCGAGAGCTTATGGAAAAGTCAACACTAGATATTATACCATCAGGACTATTAAAATCAGAAACAGAAATTTCAAACGTATGGAAAAAGTAGAAGACATATCAGGACAAGAGCTGCGCGTAGGAGACTACGTCACAATATGCAGCTACAACTCAATAGAGTTTGCACAAGTGTACAAGTTTACAGAATCATGTATGTTATGTGAGTACACTAGTATACTGTATTTAGGTAAGAAATTTAAGGGTAGACTACAGCCTTATTTACCTGGACATAACATGAAATCAATTAATAAAAAGTACCCAAACAGGATGCCTAACGTGTACAAGATAACTAAGGATCAATACGATAACTACCACAATAGCTTATGAGTGCTACAGAGGTAACAGGTAGAACAAAAAGACAACTAGAAATAGTTGATAAATTTAGTAGTGCTAATGGGGTTGGTACGTTAATAGCAGCAACAGGTTTCGGTAAAACTTACACAAGTATTCTTATACTTAAACGTTTGTTTATCCGAACTCCTGATGCTAGTGTTATTGTAGTTGTCCCAACTATAAATCTAAAGAATCAATGGAATACAGAACTTAAAAAACATAAACTGCATAATAATTGTGAAGTAATTGTAATTAATACAGCTTACAAAAACAATTATGAGTGTGACATGTTAATTCTTGACGAGTTACATTGTTACGGTGCAGATCAGTTTCAGAGAGTGTTTCACAAAATTGATTACAAATTCTTGTTAGGTTTAACAGCCACAATAGAGCGTGCAGACGGTAGACATGATTTACTGCTTACTAAAGCACCTGTATTTGAGGAAGTTACAATAGAAGAGTGCCATAAAAATGAATGGGTTAGTGATTATCTTGTGTATAATCTAAAAGTACCTATGCATGACGATGAGCAACTTGACTATGACAAAGCTAACAAACAGTTTAGATTTGCTGCAGGTAGATTAGGATTTGGAGGAGCTCAATCTTTCAATGCTGCGCAACGATTATTAGGTGATCAAAATGCTGATCCTGCTATGCGGGGTATTGCTGCGATTTACTATAATTCTATGCGAAAGAGAGGTGAAATTTGTAAAAACTCTCAAGCTAAAATACCTGTAATCAAGGAGTTACTAACTAAATTTAGTGATAGAAAAGCGTTGTTATTTAATGGATCTGTAAAGTTTGCAGATTCTGTGCAAGAAGAGTTAGGAGATATATGCCTAAGTTTTCATAGCAAGCGTACAAAGAAACAGCAGGCAGAAGTATTAAAGAAGTTTAAAGATGGTAGAACAAAACAACGTGTAATAAGCTCAGTAAAAGCTTTGAATGCAGGTTTTGATGTACCAGATTGTTCTCTTGGTATTGTTGCTGCTGGTAATTCTCGTAAGCTTGATAATATTCAACGTACTGGCCGTATCATTAGATATGTACCAGGTAAAACAGCTGTAATTATTAACTTATATGCACCTGATACACAAGAAGTTGCTTGGCTTAACAAAAGACAAGAGGGACAAGTTGTAAAATGGGTGGATAGTGTAGATGAAATTACATTATAACTACTATCTAATCTGCCCTTGAGGTGAAGTAGACCTTGGCGTGCAAGTCGTAGGTAGTTACATTATAAATTAGGCATGAGTGATGACAGTTAAACTCTAATAATCTCAGTTACTGCAGATAATTTTGTCTTACAAAACCTGAGAGCCTATTTTTATTAAATAGCTATTCGTGGTACGTGATACCTCTACTATAATTTATTGTCTAGCTATAATACGTGAGCAAGCTACGTGAGTGCTGCAAATATCCGAGAGTACCATGCGTGAGTTGGGCAAACAAAGTCCTGCCGTAGGAAAGCAGGCAATTTTAAACCTGCGGGTTTGAAAATCAGCAAGTGAGAGTTGAGGGGAAGCTGTGGGAGTTTCTCCTCGTTCTTACTATTAACTATCTGACAATTAAATAGTAAAGTGTTAAAATATTTTATACATTTGTACTTTATTAAAAAACACTATCAACATGGAATTAATTTATTTAGCTGTCGTTTTAGTTTGCGGTGGTATGGCAGTAAAAGAGTATAGAAAAATACTCAAGTAAACATCATTGTAGGGTGATGAAATTGGCAGACATGCCCTCCTGTCTCGGGGGTGTAGATAAATGGATAAACTAAGGATAATGGGATTGACCACCAAGCTGCGCAGCGCCCTGGTTAAAATCTGTCCTTTAGCTAACTACTACGTGGAAGTTCGAATCTTCCCCCTACAGCTCTAGTGCAATAGAATTCCAACTGCATAAAACACAATCATTAACATTGCGTACAAAAATTTAGTAAATCTATTCATATTGCAAATATATGGATAGACAGATCAACTATTGTTAAACCTTTATTAAAAAATCATTAAACATGGCACAGATTAGCATGAACCAAACACAAAAACTTGAAGGAGTTATAGAACTTCTTAGTTTACAACAACAACAGCTTAACAATATTGATAAGCAACTAGAACAGTTATCTAAACTTATTAATGAGAACTCTAACAGCATTCGTATGATAGAGGGAGATATTGAAGAAGTTAAGGGAGGCAAAACATGGTAGAGTTTATTATGTACAACAATCTTATGAGATGGGAAACTCCTGTATTACTTTTAGTTTTTTATCTTATTTACAAATCAATTTATAAACTTTTAAAAAAGAAATTACTATGAAACACCTTTTAATTGCTGCTATGCTGTTTTCTGGAATAGCACAAGCACAAGATTATTACGTATCAAGTAGATACTCTTCTCACAAATACAATGAGATTACTCACGAGTTTACAACTCTTGGAAGTAAGTGGGAAAAAACTCGTATTATTACAAGTAAAGAATATTTTGCTTTAGAAAAAAAAGATAATTCTTTTATAACTGGATGGTGGGTATACTATGGAGACGAAACTCTAGGAGAATGCTACATAACAGAAGGCGATAAAGGTAAAATTTGTTTAGATACAGAAGATAACTTAATTTATGTACTTAGCGACTACAGTGAAACTATTAATAAATGGGTTTCTGTAACAATTTTATCAAAAATAGAAAGAATAGAACCTTTTAACATAAAATGATGCATTTAATTTTGTTTATAGCTACTATACTAGCAGTATTAGCTATTTGTATTGTATCTTATAATACTGAAGATGATACAGAAGGTAAAACGTAAGACTTTTACTATTAGACCATCAGGACGTAGCACAGATTTTATATCACCATCATTTGGTTATGGTTGTTTATATGATTGTTCTTATTGTTACATGAAGCGACACAAGCCAGACGGCTTATCAGTTGCAACAAACACAGGAGACATACTAACAGAGATAAACAACCATGCTTATTTTACACCTGTAGATAAGCCAAATCAAACTCACCCAGATTTTACTACATACGATATTAGTTGTAACGAGGATTTTGCGTTACATGCTAAATACCATGATTGGCAAAGAATATTCCAATTCTTTAAAGATCACCCTGTAGCTATGGGTTCGTTTGCAACTAAATATGTGAATCCAGATCTAATACATTTTGATCCCAACGGTAAAATAAGACTCAGGTTTAGCCTGATGCCACAGCACATGTCCGACATACATGAGCCTTACACATCTAAAATTATTGATAGAATTAAAGCTATCGATGCATTTATAGATGCAGGTTATGACGTACATGTGAATTTTAGTCCAGTTATTGTAACAGATACTTGGCTAGAAGATTACGAAGACTTGTTCCATATGCTTAACGATTACGTTGACTATAAAGATCAAGTATTAGCAGAAGTTATATTCTTAACACACAACGAAAATAAACACGAAGAAAATCTAATTAGACATCCAGAAGCAGAAATTGATCTTTGGAATCCTCCAATACAGGAAGAGAAAGTATCACAATTTGGTGGAACTAACATAAGGTATGCACGACATCTTAAACCTGAATACATAGATGTGTTTAGAGCTATGCATGAGCGTATAATACCTTGGAACACAATTAGATACATATTCTAAAACTAAATCATTATGCCAAGTAAAAAATACACAGATTATGTTCCTTTAGAACCTAAACAAAAAAAAGCAATAAAGAAGAAAAAGGATACTACAGGATTAGTTACACAAAGTACATTTGAATTAATGTTTGGATTTAACTACCCTACAATAAACGTTATCCCTATTGCAAAACACTTAAAATCATTTAAAAACCCTTATTATAACGTAACAAAATGGCAAAAATAGTAAACTTTCAAGAGCTAGGCCTTATTAAAGTGCCTGAAAAAACAGAGACTTACATTCCAGTAAGTCACCAAGAATTAGTTACAAAAATAACTGAAGCTGGTAATAAACATTATGGACGTGAAGCTTCAAAGCATAACTACGAAGTAAATCATAGAGGCCAACAATTATTTGGCTCATTAGTGTGGGAAGGAGAAAACAATAGTATGAGTAGATCTATTGGTTTTCGCAACTCTTACGATAAAACACTTCCTGTAGGCGTATGTGGTGGAGCAAATGTAACAGTTTGTTCTAATCTTATGTTTGTAGGCGATGTAATTAAAATGCGTAAACATACACAAAATGTAGGAGACGATTTAGATGCTTTAATTGTAAAGTTATTTGAAGATGTAGACAAAAGATATACACAGGCGCATTCAGATGCAGGGTATATGCAAGAAATACCTCTTAGTAATGAGCAAGCTGCAGACTACTTAGGACAGTTATTTGTTAATCAAAATGTTTTAAATAGTTCTCAGATAAATAAAGCTGCAGATGAATGGTTTAACTCTAAAGACTTTACATCTAGAACTTTATGGTCTGCATACAATGCATGTACAGAAGCACTCAAATCTGCGCATCCTTCTAATGCTTTGGAAAAGTACACTAAATTACATACATTTACAGAAGATTATACCCTAAGTGCGTACAAGCAACATGTTCAAGATGAGATTTCTTCTATTGAAAGCGCTGAACCAGCAATATGGGTTTAAAGTTAATGTAATATGAAGAATAGTCCTTATAAAGGAAGAGTTCTAGATTTTGATGAAGTATTTCACATTTATCAAGTGTTGAAATTTTATTATGAAGATATAGAAACTTTACCTCCTGCAGCAGTAGCAGATATAATGAAGCTAGAGTTTGGTTGTATGACAACTGAAAATGACGTATATTTATATCTTCTAACGGTACAAAATAGGGACACAGAAGGTAACTTAAAATGTCATGATTAATTGTATCGAATGTGAAGGAGAATTAAACTGTTTACCAGATGATGCTCTGGTAAATTTAACTGAAGAGGAACTAGATAAATACCTAAATTGTGATGAAAGTGTCTTTAAACTTAACCAAGTTGAAAGGCAACAAACTTACTCCTAGTGAGTTTGTTTATATGCTTCTAAAAAGTGAAGGAGATAAACAAGCTGACAAATACTTAGAAATTTTACCCTTAGACAGAGAAAAACTACAGACACGCGGCTTTGTGAAAATAATGCCCGATGAGTCACTTATACTCCGTCAAAAAGCGTTGGATTTATTTAAAGTAAGAGGATGTGAAGATTGTTGGAATCAATTTGTTGCGGCTTATCCTATGAAGGATCAGAGTCGCCCACTGCACAATGACAAGAGACGTAACAAGCTTAAGTACATTGCGCTAATCGAGAGAAACCCAGATCTACATGAAACTGTCTTACAAGCTCTAGAAAATGAGAAAGAAGATAGGAAACGTGCAAGCTGGATTAATGAATTTCGTCCTCGTTGGAAAATGATGTCGTCGTATATAAACCAAGAATCTTGGACTATGTATGAAAACACAGAACATAACGAACCAATAAAAGACGAGGAAGAATATGGAGGAGATTTAGTATGAGCGAAGAACACAAAGCGTTACCTTGGCGTCACATTTCTAAAGCGTCTAATGCAGCATTACGCTACATAGATGGTAGAAGAAAAGGTGAGATTAAATCCCTAGCCACACCATGGAAAAAGTTTAACAACATATCTATGGGTGGAATAGAATGGCAGACTATCACAACTATTGCTGGTATGTCTGGTAGCGGTAAAACTGCAATACTCGGTCAGCTAGAAACAGGATTGAAAGATCTTAATCAAACTGACGATTTTGCAATACTCTCATTTAACTTTGAGATGCTATCTTCAAGATTAATAGGTCGTAAGCTTAGTAATAAGATGAATCTTACGACACAGCAATTGTATAGTGCATCAGAAAGCTTTCAGCTTAATGATAACTATTACATGAACGCTGTACAAGAAGCTCGCAAGTTAAATAAGTATGATATAAACTACGTAGATATTCCTGGTAGTGTTAAATCTTTAGAAGCAACTATATTAGCTTTTTCTAAAGAGAAAGACAAGCCAGTTATAATTATGTTAGATCATACTCTTCTTGTAAAGAAGGCAGGCGGTGCGCAAGATAGAGATTTACTCTATGATTTGATGGCAATGTTTAACGGATTAAAAAAAGTTATTAGAGTAGCATTTATTCTAATATCTCAAATGAACCGTAACATAGAAGCATCAGAGCGTATTCAGAACCCTGATTTACACTACCCTAAAAAGCAAGACATTTTTGGTGCAGATGCATGTTACATGTATTCAGATATTGTAATGGTATCACACAGACCAGAAATGCTTGGTATTAGGGCATACGGCCCAAAGAGATGGCCTACAAATAATGCTATATTTTGGCATTATTTAAAGGTTAGGGAGGGCGAGCCTTGCATTGCTTTAATGGAAAATGATTTGGCTCATAATCAAATACTAGATGCTAAATCTGCAAACTATTCAAGTAATGAAAATCAAGAAGTACGAGAAGAAGGTGTCAGCAATCCTTCTGAACAAACCCAAGGCTAGAGACTGCGATTATGTTTTATATGCTTTTGTATTATTGTCATACAATGTCAATATACACACTCTAAACACTAAAGATTTCTTAAAAGGTTTACACGATAAGATTTATCCTGCATTTGAAGGGGTAACTCGGTGTCGTCGTAAACTTCAAGAGAAACATGAAGAGCTTAGAGGAACTAAATGGAGCATTAGACATGCAGAACAAGAAACAGTAAAAACCGAAATCAATTTATTTTAACATGGCACAAGAAGTATTAATAGTTGGCGCTAGTGGAACAGGGAAATCCACTTCAATTGAAAACTTAAACCCTGAGTCGACATTCATTGTAAACGTAGCTCGTAAGGCGTTGCCATTTAAGGGGTGGAAGACTAAGTATCCTATATTCAACAAAGAAAATCCTAAAGGTAATTTCTGTTCTACAGATGTACCTAACGAGATTCTCGGCTGTTTGAATTACATTAATGATAAACGTCCTGAGATAAAGACAATTATTGTTGATGATTATCAATACACTATGGCTAATGAGTATATGCGTAGAGCAAACGAGACTGGCTTCAAGAAGTTTACTGAGATTGCTCAGAATGCTTGGTCAGTTATCAATGCAGTTAAAGCTATGCGCGATGATTTATTGGTTGTGTTTATGATGCACTCGGAAGTTACCTTTGATGCACACGGCAACAAAGTAACAAAAGCAAAGACTATCGGTAAGATGATGGACAATGTAGTTACTCTCGAGGGTATGTTTACAATTGTATTGTATACAGACGTAACGAAGGGTGAAAACGGTATGGAGTACACGTTTATTACACAAAATGACGGTACTAACACTGGTAAAACCCCGAAAGACATGTTTGGATCTGTTAAAATTCCAAACGATTTACAATTGGTAGCGGATGCTATCGTAGCTTATCAATAATTTAGTAATTAATTCTTAAAACGAGAGAAAAATGTACGGAAGTAACGTAGAAAGTAACAACACAGGCGCAGTTATGCCAACAGTAGGTATTGTAGAAAACTGTGAATTAGTAAGTGTAACATTGAACACTGACAAAGGTGGAAGACTTGACTTTGAGTTTAAGCAGCCTAATGGTGCAACAGTTAAGCATGCAGAATTCCCTGCTAATCCAGACTATGGTGATGTAGAAAAGCAAGCAACAGATGTATCTCGTCGTGTTAAGCACATTGCTACTAAATGTATGGCAGAATCAGAGTTTGTTATTACTGATGTAAGTACTTTTGAAGAGTACGGACACAAAGTAGCTACTTTGATGGGTCAAAAGTTTATTGGTAGAAAATTTAGAATGTTATTTATTTACAAAGGTAAATATGTAGCACTACCTAAATACCCTAACTTTATCGAGGGAATGGAAGTACCTGCAGACAATACTAATATCTATATTTCAGACTGGAATAAGAAGAAACTAGTTAAACCTGAACCAGATGCAGTAGCGGCAGGCCCAGAAGTTGTAGTAGCAACAGGCGGAGCTGAAATGCCATTCTAATGTACGGTAGTGCAGTAGTAGAACTAAGTGAAGAAGAGA